ACATACTTGCCAGACTTGAGAGCATTGTTGATTGTGCCAGCTTTAGCCAAAGGATCTGCGTTAAAATCAAAGATGGCGTCAGTAACGCCAGAGATGGTCTGACCAAAGCCATGCTGAGTATCTTTCAGCGCGCTAAAGCCAGGTACATTAGAAATAAGATTAGCTACATCTCGCCCAGGAGACACCATGTAATTTGGGTCATTCGACTTGGCGATTGAATCTTTGAATGTAGGCATGAGGCGAGCAAGGTCTTTTTCGCCTGCTAATGCCGCGTCAGCTCCTAGAGCTGCGCCTGCTGGTCCACCAAGAAATCCACCAGCAACTCCGCCACCAACTACGCCGAGCGTAGCTAATACGCCTTGCCAAACACTATGGTCTGTATAAACGCTGTGGAGAAATTTGTAGTCTTTTTGAATTTCTTGCAAAGGCTTGTTAGCCCAATTCATAATCGTGCCGACGCCTGGCACTTTCTGCACAGTCTGGACTACGTTATTGAGAATGCCTTTAGCGTCGCCAAGAATTGTTCCCCAAACACTCTGGGAGTTGTAATTCTTTTGATGATCCGCAAGGGCTTGCGCGTATGGAGCAATGCTTTGCGTTGCGGCAACAGTATTAACAACATCAGGATTACCACTGGCAATGGCGTCAGCCATAACCTGTGGCGCCTTCTGCGCTACTTCTGGGTGTAGTCCTACTGCATTATTCGCAACATTAACATTGGCAGCCTGTGATGGCGCTGGCGTTGGAGTAGCGGCAGGAACTGGTGCGTTATCTGCCATAAATTAAATGCCTAACGTCGCGGCTAATTGCTTCAATGCTGGGGATGCGTCTGGATGTTGTGCCAATGCCTGAACGGTTTGCTTAGCAGATTGTCCACCTGCTGCGGCTGCACTGCCAGGGTTGATTCCTAGAATAGAAGGACCGAATCCTGGACCTGATGCAGCACCAGTTGTTACTGGTTCGTCAGGGCGTTGGGTAGGAGCAGTCAAAGGTGTAACTTGAGACTGCTGTGCTGGAGCTGATTGTGCGGCAGCTCCTGCAATGGTTGATGGAGACAATGGCTTGCCTGGGTTTGGCGTAGCACCCATAGGTGCTTGCGCTTGCAGGTTAACTAAATCCTGTCCATCACCATAAGACGGCATGCCTGAGACATACCGAATTGCTTGCTTTGATGCTGGTCCGCCATCGGTGCGTTGGCTTAAAGCCCCTGGGCCTGATGTCATAGCTGGCTTTTCTGCCTGTGGCATGACTATTCTCCCTCTTGTAAAGTCTCGATGGTGCGGGCTGCATACTCGTGGAACGATTCTTTATGATCCACGAAACTTGCTTGATGTTCTAGCATTTGCGTAAGAACATCGAAACCGCTTGCTATGTCAATTAAGATTGCTGCGGTTGTGTCAGCGAGCAGGGCAAGTACATCCCATTTGGTTACCCGCGTGGGCGGCATGCCCTGCTCTTGTGACATTTTTTTACTTCATTGGCTTTCCGGCAGTTGTGCCTGTGCCGCGTGTGCCTGAAGGTTGCTTGCTGAAGACGATGTTAGCTGCGCCAGGCTTAGCTGGTCCAGACTTCTTCTGAATTGCAGTCTTCTGTGTTGTCGCTTGTGACGAACCATGTCCGCCTTGGTTCTTTGGTGAAGGAACCTTTGTTGTGAGGTTTGCCTTTGTTGTTGCCATTGTTTATCTCCTATAGGGATGAGTTTTCTCGTCAGTAACGTTAGGCTGGCGAGCGTCTGGCTACATTCGCAGATAACTGCGGCTGGCCAGAAGATGAAAGTCCTGCAAGCAGGTTCTGTAGTGCAGACCCACCTTGCGGTGCGCCTTGCGGTGGCATTGCAGGAGATGCCCCAGAAGGAGCCTGTCCTGGGGCTTGTGCCTCACCAGCGGCTGCAACTTCTGGGGATGCTACTGGTTGGGCGAATGCCTCAACAACTAGGTCTTCGATATTGTCGCCAGCTTGACGACCCTTGATGACCGATGCCATTGCTGTAAGAATCTTTGTAGGGTCTTGACCCTGCGCTGCCATAGCTGGCAGAGCTTGTGCATAAGAAGCCATAGCTGACATGAGCGAATCTCTCAATTCCTCAACTTCAACCTTTTCTTCTTCTTGCGTTACGTTCATATCCCATGGCATCTGACGGCGTAGAAAATCGCGTGAGATAAGTTTATCACCACGAGCTTGCAAACCAAACACCAAAGCACGGTTTGGATCAAGTCCTGCCATCATGCCGTATGAAACATCTACCCAGTAATCACCAGAAATATCTTTGCTTGGTGTGTAGGTAATCTCGTAAGGTGCGCCGGATACAACGCCGCGCACTTCCTTCTCAACATTGCCGAATAGCTTCTCATCCATGAGGAAGCACAGGCGCATGACTTGACGGAATACTTCTGAGAAGACAGCCTGTGCTGTCTTGACCTGTGTATCGAATCCACCCATTAGGGCTTCAACGCCACGACCTGTAACGATAGAACCAGACTGCACACCCATACGACCTTGTGGGTAGCGTGAGCCAATGCGAAGCTCTTGATCTAGTGTGGCTGCCTCTTGGAAGATACCGGCAGGAATATCAAGACCGACACGACGAATCTTCTCTGGATTAGCAGAGCGAATAGTTGCGTCTGGGCCAATCTCAAGAACGTTAACGTCAGCAGGCAAAGCAAATGGAGCCTGTACAGACTTTTGTGCTGCTTCCAGCTGCAAGGTAGCAAAGCGAGCCTTGGCAACTTGTACCCACATGATGTCATCGAATTGTCCGCGTTGGTTCTCATCGGAGTCGATGCCAGGGCGGATAGCGATGACGACAGGCAATTCACCGATAAGGTTCTTTGCACGGTCAAGGACAAGGTTGCTACGCTCAGGAACAAACAGGATGACTTCATCCTTGTCTTGATAGCGAAAGACTTCTAGCATACGCTCTGAGTTGCGGTTCTCGTAAGGTCCGCGGATGACAGACTCATGCTCTGGGAATTCGTTGCATAGCTCGCGTACAGTCTTGTTGTAGCGCTTGCTGTAGGACAACAACTTGCCGAATCGGTCATACTCTGGGTATGCAGCGATTGGGTTGTCAATGCGAATCATTGGGCGCTTGTTTTCCCAGTCAGGCTCAATGATAAAAGGAAGCATGCCGAAGGTTACATAACGGTCTGCGCCTGTATACATCAGCGTTTGGAGGCGGCATGTATCGCGGTAACCTGCGGCAATCATAGTGCGCTTATCGGCCTTCTTGCGCGCACGGTCTGAGACAGAATCCGTAGAGTCGCAGTTGAAGGCTGGGAGTGGAGCAATAACTTCTGCCACGTCGCGGGCAGCAATGTCAATAAAGTTAGCCACCATGGGCTTAGGAAATTCGTCTGGGAACATTCCTGGGTAGACCTGCTGAATGTCACCTTGGCGGATTGCTTGCAGATCTGTCCAGCGAGCATCACGTTGATGGTAATGGTCGCGGAGCTTGCGTATCTTTACGCTTAGCTCGTCGATGTCAAGACTCACAAGTAACCTCCGTTAGCAGCCATCTTCTGTTGAAGCTGGGCATATTCTTCCAAGTTAACAACCTTGCGGCGCGCTAAATCCATTGGTGTAGCAAATGGATTCTTCACGAATGTTCCGCCATAGGCGCCTGCCTGATTGATGTAATCACGCATTTGTGTTTCAGCAAACCAGAGAGCCATTGGGCCGTCTTGCTTGTTCTTTGTTCCTGCTGACCAAGTGATAAGTTGTTCAATCAGGGCTTTGATATGTTCATTGTCAGCTCGCGGCAATTCCAAAAGATTGTTCTTGAGGAACTTGCCTTGACTATCTACCGAGCCAAATAGCGGAGCCATAGAGGCGACGCCAAATTCTAAATCCATCTTATTGCCACCGGTATAGTGCTGGACAAGACGGATGCCTCGTGAGGCAAGGAACGAGTTGATTTGCTCGTCTTGGGTGAGGAATAGCTGGAAAGCATTCTTCTCAATGACCCAGACCTTTGGACTGTACTTCTCTGTCCATGAGCGAATCAAGTCACGAATAGCCTGCGGTGTCGGGGCGGGCATACGCGATGCCTCTAGCAAGTAACGCTTGCCCGTGGTTCTATCGCCAGCCATGATGACCGAGAAGGTATCGCCTGACATGGCAGGATCCATAGCCGCTACGATGTATTGGCTATTCAAACCTTCAGGATGTCCTGGTGCGCCAGGAATCAATGGGCCAATAGCCCGCATGCCGCTGACAGAACCGCGTACACACTCAGGGGAGAAGATAGCAGTGGATTCAACATCTTGCTGCTGGTAAACCATCGCCCATGTCTTTGGGTCAATCAAGCCGCGACGGCGGCGTAGATGTTCGCCGGACCAACGTGGGTACAAACCGTTCTCGTCTGGCAAGGTATCGTCTGCATCCCACGGACGGTCAGACTTAGGCCAAAGGGTAACCCAATCCTTTGGGTCATCGGCAAATTCTAAAACTGCCGGCATGGCAAGGTATGTCCATGGCGACTTGTTATCTGGGTAACGCTCAGGGTTACGCATCTCGCGGTATAGATCCATTGGGTCTACGCGAGTGCCGACAACCAAAATCTTTCCCGTTGGACCAACACGCGTCAAGACTTCCTGTTGAATCCAGCGAATCTGCTTTTCGTACTCGCCAGCGTTGGCAAGAGTCACGCAGTCGTCAAGGATGATTAAGTCAGCACGTGCGCCGTAAATCTGTCCGCCGATGCCCAGTGCCTGAAGCGTAGGGTCTTTTTCACCCGATTCGCGCTCAAGGTAAATGGCGTCTTGCGTCCACTTCTCAGCGGTAGCTTTGAAGCCTTCCACTGGAGCGTATCGTCTTTGAAGCTCTGCCCACTGGGGAGAGGTAAGCCGCTGCTTGACGGCATAAAGAAATTCCTTTGCCATCGACTGCGTCTTAGAGACGAGCTTGATTCGGACATTGGGATTGGTAACAATCCGATATGTCACATAGTCGATAGACACGGTCATGGACTTAGCATGTTCCGGTGGCATGTTGACCAAAACGTAATTCTTAAAGTTTGGCTCGTAGGTCATGTTGCCATGCAGCCAGGCGGGTTCGCCTTCCTCCAGCAGGGAGGTAATGTTACGTTGATGGTCGAAGGTCTTGCTGTTCAAATACTTGAGGCGGAATTCCTCAAAGCTGATATTGGCATCCTCGTCGGCGATAACGCCTTTTCGGCGCTTGATAACTCGCGCCAAATCAATCGCCTCTTTGAATTGAGGGTCGGATGCTCGGTAGTACTCATAGGATTTAACGGACTTGCCGACTGCGCGGCAAGCGTCTTCGACGGTAACGCCGTCGTTGATTAGCTCAACGAGGCGTTTCTTTGCCTCAGGCGCGGACAAGCTAGCGCCTTCGACAAGGCGGTACTTCGATGCGTCTTTAATTGCCATTGGGTTAATCTCCTTTGGTGGTGAGATTAGACCTATCCCACTGCGAAGCATTGCCTGTGGGCAATGTCGTGGATTGTTTAGGGGGCGCCGCCAGGCGCCGCCTGTCGTCTTGCCTATGGGTTAACGAGCAGGGCCATAAGCCCTGATCGGTTGTTCGTCTCATCGGCAACCTCGCTGTGAGGCTCGGCTGCGATGAAGCCGAACTAACGGAGCCGTATTTATTTTATCCCCTATATATACTAAGGCGGGATAAAACCGCTTTATCCCGCTTTGGAGGGGGTGATTTATGTCACACGCTCTAAAGTTAGTATTTTATACTGCTTATGGTAAAAAAATAGTTTATGCGCCGTCTTAATATGTGAGACGAAATACCGGTATATGGATCTAATATTTAGAAAAAATATTTTGGTGGATAGTTAATACATATATCACTCGTAGTTAAAAACCCTCGGGTTGAGCGTGGCACGGCTCGGCTTTGCCGATTATTACCCTGACCCTGACCCGTCAGAACATCGCGTTAACACCAGCCTTTGCGGCTCGTTTCGGGGCGATATTGCACCGTTATAGAACCGTTTCGTGGGCAGAACGGACGGTTTCGGGGCGTTAAGCGGCGTGTGTGGGGGAACTGTCCGCCCGCACCAATCCGCCAATCGCCTGCCCCTAACCATGAAAATATCTTGCCGAATCATGCAACCGAACCGGTGCCGAATGCGTCTAACCTTATGGATTCGGGCAAGGTGCCAGGATCGGAAAGGGTAAAAGAATGGACATTGACAAGCTACTAGCAGGCCTGAAGCCTGCCGAACTAACCGCCAGCGAACTGGAGACATGGCACCAATTCATCGAAAAATTGACACGCCGTGAAGGTTGACATATCCCAATTTCGGGTCAATACTTACACCATCGGCGCGAATGGCGCCGGTGGCTTATCCATCGAAAGGACAGAAAAATGCAGCTTATGGCAGCAGGTAAAGAAATAATTATGACCCGCGAGGAAACTATCCGATTCGACAACGGCGAAACCGCTAGCGTGACTTTCGCTCTCATTCCAGAAGAATGGCAGGATGAAGATCTAGAAGGTCATCCAGCGGATAATTCTATCTTCTTTTGGTTGAGCGCTTATGAATGGATTGGATTCGGCTACGGATTCCAGGCAGGTAATTGGACAGTAATCTCCCACGAATCGGAAGGAAAATAACATGAAGGCAGAAGCACAAGGTCAGAAGCTCACTTTTACGTGTGAATGCAACGGATGCCGCAACTATCCGACACGTCCAGGTCAGGTGTGGCACGAGAGCCAGATAGCAGGCAGGGCTAAAAATTTCTACTTTAGCCGCGACACCATGAAAATATTCTCAAGCCGAATTGGTGACTTTAAGCCTGTCGGCGTCAATCCTGGAATGAATGGCAAACAAGGCGAGTTGTCGCTCATGGTCATCGTTTCCAGCCGTCACGATATTGAAGGCGCCGCGCGCTATTACGAAATTGTGACGATATGTCCATTTGGTGAGGTATCACGCGAATGGGATAGTAATAACGAGGATCCAATCCTTAAGTATCCTTCACTGGCTAAAGCTCGCGCTTCTCGCCGGTGGACGGGCAATATCGCCGCCATGGTGTGCGAATGCCACGGTTGCCAGTTAGATAGGGCAGGACGCTAATATGAAGCGGAAGCATACGCCTGTCTATTATCACGTCCAATTCATCGCACGCGCCGGATTCTGGACGGCTATCTTTTACGCCGTTTGGATGGTAGTCACGCACCTATGGTTTACCGATACCGGCATCGCATGGACAACTAATCCATTCGGTAACTAGATCCAGCTCATAGTTCACGGCTCACGCCGTGGATTATGAGAAGGCGCTAGCCTTCATTCGTCAATCGAAAGGACATGAAAGAATGACT